AGCTTTATAACAAAACTAATCAGAGTAATTATGTCGTTTTTGAAGAAGAAGAATACTCCGGAGACAGCAGCACCGGAGCTGTCGTCGTCAACCACCCCCTTTTTCTGTTGGCAGGTTCCCAAGCGTGAAAGGAAGATGTTGCCACGGTCCAAGACTGTGAGCAAGATCTCTGAGTACCGCCCCGGTAAAGTAGGACTCCTACGGAGAACCCAAGATCGTGTACTTAAAATGTGGAATGGTACCGACTTAAGAAAGCGCAGCAAATACGCTTCCAACAGACGCACAATGCCCAACATCGACTTCCGAAAGATGTTACACCATCATCTTAAAACAATACCAAAAGTCGCTATGGCATCAAACCACACACACCCATCGGCTGCTTCCCTGCGCACGTCTGTGGCAGTTGAAATGGAGAAAATCATTATCAACGCTGGTTTTAAACCTTACAGCGTGTCTATGTCCAAACGCGACCAATATGATGGCTGTCGTTATTTTTATATGCAGAAGGATTTGGATAAAGAGTTCCGTGATGATCCTGTCACTGAACAAAATGTTATCATGATGATAGATGTTGATTATTATTGTGACATCAACCAATATTTACAACTTGGAAATCCAATAATGATCTATACATTTGTACCAACCGAATCAGGTGGCAAAGCTTTGGATGCGAGTTACACAATCACTAATAATGTTGTAACATATAGTGTTCAAGGTGGAGCAACCTACCATCATGAGTTATGGGATTACCAGGGCGACAACGTCGCTGTCCGTGACAAGCATGGCAACACCATAGTGTATGTCATTGAACAACATATCATGGAAGAAGACCCTAATCGCCGTATAATCGGACTCTATCCAATCGCCACATACCCAAAATTTACTTGTCCATTCAAACCAACATATGGATTCAAAAGACTGACACCATCATCATGTGGTGTTAACTGCATTAAGAATATAACTGACGGTATAATTTCCGTATCAATGCAAGGTTCTAGCTTCGCAATCACCATTCGCCAGTCAACATACGACGCTCTTGTCGTGAGACGAGGTGAATCAAAGAACCCTGTCATTTGTGACGTTGAACGCATATTGGCAGCCGAAGGCATAGAAAAGTCGGCCGTTAAAGCACCGATATTATTTAAGTTGTTGGCTAATCAAACAACTATTTGTGGTACCGTAACCTCATCAACAACACTTGGCACAATGAAGAATTTTCAGACATTACATCCATTAGTGCATGAGGACGGAAAAGCCGTAGGAAGGGCCGTAGCACCATCACTGGTTACTGACCCAGCTTTTGTCCCAGCAAAATCATTTAATAATGACAATGCTACAATTGAAGGACGCATCAATAAAGTGAGAAATTTGAAACAATCACCACCATCATGGAAAACCTATGACGCGGAACTGGTTAAGTTCATAGTTCCGTCTGATAAGATCGCAACTGGTATACCTTATGACTACGAAAAGGTCATTGAATTACAAAATAAACCAGCACAGCGAGGTCGTAGTGAGCAGGCAAAGGCCACTGTTAATCTCGAATACGTTAATAAAGTCAAAGCTTTTATTAAGGCTGAGGCTTACGCTAGTGTGACAGATCCCCGCAATATAAGCACTGTGGACACATCACACCAATTGAGTTACAGTAGGTTTACCTTACCTTTCAAGGAAGATTGTCTCAAAAGACAGCCATGGTTCGCTTCATCTATGACACCTGATGAATTGGCCAAACGCCTTCAGGAGGTGTGCCAGTACGAACATGGCATTATTGTTTCTGACTATTCTAGGTTAGACGGACATGTCTCACATGATGATAAACGCTTCAAAGAATCAGTATACCAAAGCTGGTGTGCTTATGAACACCGAGGTCAGCTTAGCAAAATCTTAGCAGCTGATCGTAATCCAAAAGGGGTTACCGCGCAGGGTCTTAAATATGACCCTGGATTTTCACAATTGAGTGGTTCACCAGGGACCACCAATGATAACAACCTCGTTACATTACGTCACGATTATATCGCACTTCGAGAGCTCGGCTTTCCTGCCGAGAAGGCGTGGCAACTGGTCAAACAATGGGTGCTTGGCGCATCAGATGATCGTATAAGAGCCAATATACCTGGTCTCGCAAACATGCTAGAGACAGTAGCTAAGAAACTTGGACACCAGTTAAAATCCATCATACTGGAGCCTCTTAAAGGCTGTCCAGTTCCATTCCTTGGACGCATATACGCCAGCCCCAGTACACACTTAGATTCTGTACAGGATATCGACCGTACGCTGGCAAAATTGCACCTTACAATGTCTCCTGACACCGTTACACCAAGACAAGCACTCTATAATAGAGCATATGGTTATTATATAACAGACGCCAAAACTCCAATAATAGGCGTATGGTGTAAGAAGGTGTTGGATTTGTTGCAACAGGAGGGAATGGTTTTAAAACATGCTACTGGTGAAGAGGATTACCGCATTAGGTTGGGGCCCTATCCGCAAGATAATGAAGATTTATTGCGGAATCTGGTGTGCCAATTGTTAGATCTTACTGCTGATGAGTTGGACTCAATTGAACGCGCAATACAACACGCCACCACAATTGAGGATCTACCCGAATCTGTGTTAGACAATGGTCATACTGTCAGACACAAGATTAATGCAGCAGTCGGCCATGATATTCTTGGCCCCTCGCCTTCAGTTTCTATTGAAGCAACAACACAATGCCCCTCAGTGCCGATAATTTCAGAGACCTCTGCAAGTCCCGAGACGATTGGATCGGACGTGTCGAATCCCACCTCAGACAGTCCCTTACCGCCGCCAGTGACCGCCATAAACATTTCACAACCCATGGCGGATTCACCAAAGCCCTCGATAAAGAACAAATCGAGCAATCAATTAGAGACATCGTCGCAACACTTGCAGCAAACAAAGCACCAGGCAGTCAAATTGACGCCAAACCAACGCCACACGTTTAACGAGTGTAACAATAAAACCCATTGCCGCTACCATCGCAATGGCAAACAGCAAAAGAAAACAACGCGCGAGTAAGCGAACACAAAAGACCAATAAGGTAAACAACCCACCCCGTTCAACAAAGAAAATGAACCAAAGAAGGGTACGCAAACAACGTCCCACCATGTCCCAAGATGGACTGGCTTTCATTAAGTGCACTTATGCATCAGCAGATTTTGAAGCCTCACAAGCACATGGTGTACCCGACCAATATCAGGGTAAATCCCTAACATCAGATACCGCCACCAACAAATCAATAACACCCACTGCTGGGAAAGACACATATCTTGTTGTCTTACCAACACCTGGAATTGCATACTGGACATGTGAAGTTGATGCCGGATCCACACCCGTAGCTGACACTGTCTGGACTCCAACACATGATAAATCATTCAACTCAGAGAAGGGCTTGTTTGGAGCCCCAACTGATCAAGAGTCCACCCCACCAGCAGACCCTGTTGACCGTACATCCTCAGTCACTAAATATCGATATATCGCTAATTCATTAGAAATCACTTCTACAGCGTCATTGAACACCACTTCAGGATCGATAGTCTTATGGAAAGGTGATATGGCAATGTCCCTCGGTGTGCAAAGCACTGCAGAAACCTCTAAATGCGAGTATAACTTGAACGGAGCTGACTTCGTAGTCTCTGTCCCCAGGAAGCACTATACTGGTGCTGTTAAGGACGGAGTTTATGCAGTTGCCGTTAACAATAATGTAGATTTTGAATGGTCGCCTATTTTATCTGGAATCACCAGAATTCCTTCAATTGGCGATTCCCCAGAGACCAATTCCGCTACATTTGGAGCATGGCGAGGTGACGTCCTTGGCTTTGGTTCCCTTCAGGCATTATGTGCACGCATATCAATACCTACAGGAGCCGTGTCAAATCTAGTCATTGATGTCCGTTCTTGCATTGAATATCAACCTAACACCAATTCCATCATTGACCAGTACTGCGGTACATCTGCCGGTTACGACCCCGTAGCGATGCAAGCTTATCACAACATTGCCAAGTCGCTACCAATTGCAGTCCCAAGGAAGGATAACGATGGCTTTTGGGATGATCATGTTAAGCCGGCATTGACGCGATTCTTATCATTTGTTAAGATGTCGGGCGAAGTGGCCACTGTCGCAGCTGGGTTTCTTGGACTCATAATTTAATTGGCCACCATTAAAACGTCTCTTCAACACCATACAGGTGGGAGACTTATTGGTCTGTGTTCTCGTGGTTTACGTGTGTCAACCATCAGACACACACCGTTCACAGCTCAGCACTGTGTTAATTCCACAAAATCTGGAACGG